GCATTAGAAGCTACATAAAGTCCTGTATCTCTTAATTGAAGTTTACCAGCACCACCTAATAATACATCGGTGCCGTCAAACGTTAGGTTTGCTTCTGCATCTAATTCTGTTGTTGTAGCACCAACGGTTACTAATTCATTCGCTGTTGCATTATTTAAAGCTGTGATTGTTCCTGATACTGTAGTCCAATCTAAATTTCCTGAGCCATCTGTTTTTAATAATTGATTTGCACTTCCATCTGATGTTGGTAGTTCCCATGCTGTGCCTCCAGAAGCTATAGTTAAAGCTGATCCTGAAGAAGAAAGATATTCCCCACCAGCTGCATCGTATAAATATAACTTTGCTGCGCCTGCTAATACAAGATCATCTGTGGACTCATCCCAAAGCATATATGCTCCAGAAGTTGCACCAAAGAATTTAACATCGTGTCCTGTGTCATCAACACCAACTGTTACCGTGTTATCTATTTGTACCGCACCATCAATATCAACAGCGTCTAAGTTAGCTGTGCCATCAACATCAATATCTCCCGCAAGATCAATTCCTGCTGCACCTGCTAGGACTAAATCATCTTCTGATGTGTCCCATAACATGTAAGCACTTGCTGTATTTCCAAAAAATTTTACATCATAGCCAGTATCATCAACACCAACTGTGAATGTTGAATCTAATTGTACTGCGCCATCAATATCAACAGCGTCTAAATTTGTAGTTCCATCTATATCTGCATTTCCAGATATATCTAAAGTCGTAGCATCTAATTCTCCTGCAACGGTTAATACTCCATCAGCAAGTGTCATTAAATCTGTATCACTTGTATGTCCAATTGTAGCGCCGTTAGTAATAACATTATCAACGGTTAAAGTTGTAAGAGTACCTAAGCTTGTTACAGTGCCTTGTGCAGCTGTAGCTAGTGTACCTGTTAAAGTTCCTGTGACTGTAAGATTGTCTGCAACTGTTACTTCTGAAGTTGTGTGTCCAATGGTAACCGCAATACCTGAACTTTCAGTTGCAATTTTTAAAGCACCTTGTGAATTAGTAATATATGAATTTGATCCATCATGATAAAGTAACATATCATTACCCGTACCAAACTTGGCATTAGCACTATCAGCAAACGTTGCATGAGAACCAGTAAGTACATTAAAAGCATTTGCGGTAAATGTAAAATCATCTGCACCCGCAATTTCAATATCTATTTGATCATCAGTACTTGCAGTAATGCTAGTATCGGAATCAGCGTCAAGAGTTAGTTCTGCACCGTTTAAGTCAACAGCACCAACACCACCAATATTTGAATCAACTAAATTTGGATTAGAGGCATGATCTGCTGCTGCATAAATAAGTTTTGTTCCTTTATCAGATGCTCCCCAAGTAACACTTGATCCTGATCCAGACGCATATTTAAAGTTAACGGTATAAGCACCAGATGTACCATTTTTAATTACATACAATTGTTGAACATCTAAAGGAATAGTTACCGTTTGGTTTCCAGTAATTGTTCCAGTAAATTCTATAACTCTATGTGCAAGAACTGCACCTGTAGATCCATCAGAAACAGATAAGGTTGTTGTTTGAACACCACCCGCAATAGATTGTGCAGTATAACCACCTGAAAGTTGTTCAATAATTTGTAAATTGGTATTGGTAGTTGTACCCCATGTACCGGCATTTTCGCCGGTTGTCATTAACTCTGTGCCTAAACCTGTAAAACTTGATGCCATAATTTATCCTATGCGCTTCCTACAAATACCTCTACATCTACAGAAGACGTATCTGCGGTTGCTGTAATATCTACTAAATCATTTAACGATACGGTTAATGCAGATCCTCCTGCATGCATTGTATCTACAACACCACCACTATTATCACCTGGATAAATAAACGAGTGACCAGCGTCTACTTTAATAGCAAACTCTGTACTATCTTCATCTCTAAAAGTTAATGTAATGTGGTTACTTGAATCTAAATTTGTAATTCTAATGTATCTAACATCGTCTTCATCAAATTGACCTGCTAAATAGCTTTTTGATAAATCTGTTGAAGAAGCTGTAGCAAAACCTAGTAAGCCTGTTTCTGTTGTTGAAATCGTAACGATTCTTTTAACAATTTCATTAACACTAGAAATATCTAGTGATCTTTCGCTATTATAGCTGTTATTATTTAATGTGATTTCTTCTATTATTTTTGTTGTTAGTGTTGCCATTTGTTATCCTTACGGTGTTTGAGCCGGAACTGGTATACGAGGTTCCCCATCTGTATAGTCATCCCGTCTTCTTCGACCTATTTGTTCTGCACCAAACTTCTGTACTTCCGTTTGATACTTCTTTTCGTATAGTTGTAGCATATCCATCGGGCCTTTTAAATAGCTAAAAGCCTCTACTAGACACGCATACAATAATCCATTTCCAAAGTTAAGACTTAAATAAGTTGTCGTGTTTGCTGAGCTTAATCCTAGAGGTCTAGCATTATAATGTAATTTATACATAAAAGCTGAACTTGGTGTTGGGACTATTGTAATTCTTCCTGAAGTAGTCGCTCCAGCTCCTGTTGCGCCTCCTCCAGACATTGCATAATATTTTGGTGTTCCTGTAGTTGTTTCAGCAGCATCATATTCTCTGATAAAGCTAATATCCTTTTTTTCTAAGAAGCTATTCGCTCCTGTAGCAGCTGTTGTTGAAGTATAAACTTGTAATCCTCTTACAAATAAAGTTCCAGCCGGAGCATGAACATTGTCTTTTGAAGCTACTAAATTACCTATCATTTCTCTTCGATCAGCATCAATCGGAATATCTCTTTGTATTCTAAGTTCAGAATTATCAATAAATTGATCAGTAATTGTACTTGATAAGACACCAGTTCCTACTTCTGTATAGTTTTGAATTGCTGTTGTTAATGTTGAGTATGTAAATCCTGCCATATTATGCTGTTATAGTTGCCGGTCCAGCCGAACAACTATTGCCTCCTCCTGATACTCCTCCACTTGTAGCAGTGTTTGTATTCACAGTAAAGTGGTAGTAATCATCTGTGTTTGTAATCTCTCCAGCTGAATCTCTTTTTCCAACAGTGATCGAATAGCCAGAAGAATAAGCTATATTTGATCCAGATATTCCATCAAAATCAGTTGGATTTTGATGAGCATCCGAATCAGAACTTGTCCAAATTGGACCTCTAAATCTAACTGTGTCACTTGTATCTCTACCATGGCTTTTTTCATAAACATTTATAATTCCAGAACTAGCTGCAATAGTTTCAAAAGGATCTGGTCCTAACATTCTAGATACTTCATTCTCTTCTCTTGCAGGTCTTGCATCTGCTAAACCATGACCATCACCTGCATAATGTCTTGTTTCTAATTGTGGGTGTTTAGCTTCAAATTCTGATTTATGAACTAGCATACCATTCCATTCTCGGATCATTTCAGAATATGGAAATTCCATTCCTGATCTGTCTGATATTGCTTTAGCGTATTTTCCTCTTGCAAATGGCATAATTAAGTACTCGGGTAATAGTTTTTAGGAGTTATATAAGTGCTTGTAGAAGATCCATCTTCTGACAGAGCTCTTGCTAACTCATCTTCATATAATAATTTCATTTCTTGCACTCTTTGTGGTGCAAATTTTTGTGCTAAATAAAAAGTTAATCCGGATGCCATACAAGGTACAAATCTATACGGAACATCAGTTGCATCAGTATAAGTTGCGTCTAAGTCTTGAATTCTTTTTACAAAATAAATGTGCATATCTTTAGATGCAGCTGTTGAGTCTGGAGTTGGATAAACAGTAATTGTTGTTTTATCAATAAATCTTTGAACAAAATATCTAGAAGGTGTTCCTTTAGATAATTTATTAGCTAACCCAGAATAGGTTGCTCGATTTGTTTTTGTTAAAGCAGAATCAGCTTGTGTTGTTTCAGTTCTTCCTGTTCTATAGGTTGCCTCTAAAACATCGGCCACACCATAAGTAGAAGATCCACTTGTTCCACCATTTGTAGTAGAAGAAGTTCCATCTGAACTAGCTCTATAGAAAGTGTATTCAGCCTGACCTTCAACCAAATCAATATTAGTGTCGCCTACTTCCCAGTAGTGCAAACCTCTATTGCCCCATTCTTGAAACATTACATTTAAAGAACGTCTTGCTGTTTTTAATTGATAACCACTTGTGACTTGTAAACCAATTCGTTCATATGCTTCAGATATAATATCATCAACAGCAAATGTTTTATCAAAAGTGACTGTACCAGAAGTAGTATTCGCCATGCGTTACCCTTCTAATACGATTTTCGCATCTCTAGAATAATTGTATAATGATCTAGATTGGTGTGTCCACTAGTTGTGAAGTCAATATCACCAGTAATTCCACCACCAGCGTTATTTTTAATACCGCCAAAAGATCTAAAGTCCATATGTCCTTGAACATTACCTGCTGCTGCACTTCCACCTAAAACTAAAGCTGGAACATTAGTGCTTGCATCAAAATCGATGGTAAGTCTCATTCCACCAACATCATACCATATTTGATCAATTATCGCTCGTGAACAAGCGGTACCGTCTGGGTGAGAATTTAAAGCTGAAACATCTACTTTCTTTACTGCTGATTCACCTTCACCATCAGAAAGATTTGTAAATTTCATTACAACTCTTTTGTCTGTATCTACTATTGTTTGACTTGATACTGCGTCTGCCATGTTTTCCTCCTGTTAGAGAACGGGGCCGAAGCCCCGCTCTAATTTAAGTTTTTACTTATTAGCCGTTATTGTAATCAAAAGCTGCGCCAGTGATTTTAATAACTAATTTACCTGCTGTGTAAGCTGCTTCAGTAGCATCTCCAGTAGTCAAGTAAAGATATTTTTTCGTCAATGCCGCAAGTGTTGATCCACCATCAGCAGAAACATACATACCTAAAGTTAGGTCACCATTATTTAATAAGTTTGTTCCACTTGTTACTGCTGCAT